GGTCAGAATCGAACTGATTAACAGACTGTGTACTAGTCTGAGCTTCCAAAGCTTTTACTACACTAACACTAAACTACTATTACCTACACTATTCGGTATATACAAAGCAACCTAAGATGCACTCAACTCCGTAGGTAATGTGAAATATCCAGCTTTTTGCTGTTTCTACAAATACCACGAACGTATCCTTGTCACCAGAGCCATCCTACAGTAAGGACAGGACTGCAGCACCTAATGTCCTACCAGTGGGTGAGTTCGCAAAATCCAATACTTTATTGACACCGCCTACCACTGTCTTGGCTAATTGCTCAGCTGCAGTGATGAAGGAGACGGCGTTGGACGGAGGATTAGCCTGAAGTGCCAATTCGACTACGGCAGTTGAACCAGCTGAAACTTTAGGTGTGGAGCTAGCAACCAAAGTTTGAGGAGATGCATTAATATTTGGGGTTCCTTCCAAATGGTAAATGTACTCAACCTCAATAGCATTGGCAGTGCTAACAGGAAATCCGTCACCAAATACCACAATATTGCAGCCACCAGTGATGCTATTATAAGTGACACTTCCGTTGCCAGCCGTCACAAGAGTTCCGTTGTTAATCACTCCATCATTATAATAAGCTGAAGTGCTAATACGATCGTTATTAGCCGAACTTTTGAAATTATAAAAGGATGGATTAACTGGAGAAGGAGCAACTTGGATGGCTCCATTCAACATTTCCACAACCGACACCTGTTGGGACACAGGTAAGTTGATAACACTCGGGGTAAACGCAGAACCTGATAAACCGGTAAAAACGTTGATCATATAAGCAGACCCTGGCGTGTTAGCAAAGGCAACTATCTCGTCGTAACTAGGAACGGTAGTAGCTGCAGGCACTACAGCTATATACAACCGCCCACTAGCAGTCAACGGAGCCATAGAACACGTGATTTTGATCCCCCAACTAGCTACGCGATAAGACGCCAAACTAGCTTGGAGCAAAGCAGGAGTCATAGCTCCATATACCACATTGTTTCCAGTGCCATTCAAGGGCTGCATAGAATTAGAAGAGTATCCATTTACAGCCCCTCCATTGTAATCCTGATAGGAATCAATGTAGGACACTATAGGACAAGGCATGAAAATGCCTCCTACTTTGCCTCCTCCATCTGACTTAAGTGTCAGTGCTCCGTGCATATGATACGTAGCCGTAGGGTAAGAGAAAAGATCTGGAACCTGGGCTCCGATAGACATTTCATGAAAAGGCATGGCAACCTGGCATGCAAATGAATGAGCCTTGGCGTGGGAACCTGACATTGCCATTCCTCCACCTTTCTTCTTGTTTGTCTTCTTCTTCTTTTTAGAAGAAAAGGCATCTGCTATAACCCTAAATTCCTTTGTGATATGTTGTTTCATATCCTTGCCTAAATTTTGCTGTTGTTGTTTCTTGTAAGGGACTATCATTTTAATTGGTATAACGAGTATTCTATATCTAAAGAAGAAAGTAACAAACCTTTTGGTACCAGCTAAGTTTTTGTAAACTTGCAAAACATATTGAACATTTACTTCATTCCTGGACGTAAGTACAGGCACATGAGGTCGTTAAGTTCCTCCGCTAGGCGGAAATCCTCTAATTCGCGTAGAGCATCACGTTGCTCTTGCTTCCACGCTTGGAATTCCTCGTCGTCTAACTGAGTATCATCACCATCACTATCCCAATTGGACCGATAATCATCATCATCGTAATCGTCATCATTCTCGAAACTATCAAGCTCCTCTTCATATGTGTCAACTTTGACACGCTTTTGAGGAGCCTTAGAACGAGTATGAAGAACATCCATTGGGGGACCACCAATTTTAACTTTTGGTGGTAACTTGGCAAACATTTTTCGTACGGACACTCGAGGGTCCATCCACTTACGTCCCGTAGACACAGCCACGGGAGGGACAACCCCTCTGATTTTCTCTATTGCATGAGAGGCAAATAAATCAGTATCCCACTCTCGATTGAGGGGAAACACAATACGGTTGCCTACGCGTTCGGGTATATTATCCACTGTTATACTCCACATATTGGATATTTCACCACCGTAAGGGTAAAACAAATCTAGGTCAAAAGTTCGTAACATACCCCTCAGGGTACGTCCGAAATCTAAACCAGTAAACGGATTAGTGTAATCCAAATACTGGTCGCCTAGCTCCACATCCAATATGTGTTTCAACCGTGTCTCCGTATACCCACGCACAAAGGTTTTCATGACCGCTAATAGGTCCGGTTCTCCTAAAGGGGGCAATGCCCGTTCAGCTAGGCGACTTTGCTTGTCGCTCCACTGTACTTTGTTATGCCCCCGAGGAAACGTACCTACACTGCTAACCACACCTAAAATGCGCAAGGCATCGTATTGTGCGAAGATAGTGCTATCCTTAACGAAAACGTTGGGATACATCAAATTCTTCATAAACCTTACGATGTCCTGAAAACACACCAGGGCACCCCTTGCATCAAAATACAAGTGGTACCCGCAAAAAAGAAAAGCTCTACCACTCAAAAAGTGGCGCAACCCACTGACTTCCAGAGGACGTTTAATATCCCCTTCGGGATATATAACACCTCTGTAATCGCAGATTCCTATTTCATCCACACGAAAATCGAGTCCCAGACTCGCACCCACAACTCCGATGGTACTGGCAAACCACTATTCGGTGGCTTCCTCGTCATTGTCGAAATTGTGGGCCTTCCACTTGTTTACCACTCGTTGCATTGCTATGTTCATCAAAGCACCATTCTCAGATGATGTACCAGGCAGTCCACTGGGACTGGAATGCTTCATCTCGTACACACCTGGAGAAAAGGCTGCAACTCTCTTGGGATGAGTCTTAACATATCGATAGAAATACGAGGCTTTGGTGTCGATATACTCCAGTTTCTCACTAATTGCTTCATAAATGGGTTTCATAACCTCAGCTCGTTGTGAGATATCAAACTTGTTAGCATCTATAGACACTACAACAATTTTATCTCCACAACGAAACGCGCAAAAAGTATCGTCGCCATTATTGACGAATGCAAATCCGAAGAGGCTCAACGCCTTCTCCATATGCAAAACCATTTCCATCGCACCACCTTCTACAAAGGAGAT